ATAATTGACCAACCTGCTCACCATTAACTAATAGAAAAGCATTATCTTTAATTAACTTAATATGTATAAGCATTGGCCTAAACCATTCACCAACATAATGAGAAATAAAATTAGTTCCTATTTTTAATGTTAAAAATCCATTGTCAACAAATAAGCCGTCTGTAGATTTAATTGGTCCAAAAATTCTTTTCGGTGTTTTAGCATTTGAATCAATGTTTACCCAAAACTCTACAGTATACTCTTGATTTCTTCCTATCTCATTTAAAAATCCATATCCAGGAAAAATAATTGAAGGCTTTGCATTAGTAATTTGCTCTTCTTCAGTTAAGTTTAATACATTGTTCCAAGTTCCGTTGTCTTCCCAATACTGCCAATCTTCGTCATTGACTGCAGACCATTCTCTTGTTGTAATAATTTCTTCATGAGGAATTAGTTTAATTGAGTTACCTGCACCATAAGCAAGAGGAATTGCTCCATCTTTTGCAACTAAAGCATTACTTTCAACTATGTAGTAGCCATTATTACCTGACAAACCATATGCGTCTGCGACAACGACTCCATCAAGTGTTAAATTAATATTATCTCCATTATATAAATATATTCCAGATGCTGCTGGAGTTTCTATTGCATTTATTACCTCTTTACCCAAAGATTCTGCATGATACTCTTCACATAATTGACCAAGAGTAAATCCTTGAAAATAAAACTCATAATCCATTTCATCAATACTTGCGTTATTCGCATCTATCTTAACTATAACCTGAACATAATCATTTGGATCAATTCCAGTAGGTATATCAAATGTTCCAGAAATAAAAAACCACTTATCTTTAACTGATGTAATAAAATTATTATAAACTGGTGTTCCACCGTCATAGGTATATCCTATGGATATAGAATTTAAGTATTCACTTGTTGTATATACCCAACAACCTACTGCAAAAGTTCCTATATCTTGATTTAAATGTGAAAATTTAACCAAGTTGCTAGATGTTATTGTTTCATCATTAGTGGCATCTGCTAACCTACAATAACTAAGTCCAGCAATATCAAAATCAAATGGTAGTGGTGAGACTAGGTCAATATCTCCATCTGTCTCTGGATCGTAAACTATAGTATTTGCAGATGCTGTCCAATCATGTGCTCCAAGAAAATTCCTGTGGTTGCCTGACAAAAAAGAAATATAGTAAGCCTCATCATCAAAATGCCAAGTTGCTAAAGGATGCTCTCCATATATTTTTTCAGCATACAAATTGGAAGGGATAGTCATTTTTCACCTATCCCTATTATATCAGGAACCAGTTTTAATTTCACAATAGTCTGTTGTACAATACATTTCGCCAATAGAATCTAAGTTTTCTACACCGTCATAAATTGCAGACCAATCTATTTTTGCAATTTGTCCGATATAACTATCATACTCTTCTTGTGTGATTTGTTGATATGGTTGCTGAGGATAAACTGTATTTCCCATTGGTAAAAATGAAACAGCCTTTAGTTGACCCTCATACATATGAAGTGCTGGAGCGATATGCTTTGTTTCTGAGTCCTTATCAAAAGATAATGTTACAGAAACACCATTGTCAGACCAATACTTTTGTGTTGTTGCAGCAAGACCAATTTTTTCAAATAATGTAACATCTTTTTCTGATCTTGGATGTCCAGAGTGTACTGGGAAATAAACAACCATTGTATTGGCTGAAACTAGATCAGGCTCAGTTTTATACCCTGCTGCTTTAAATAAATGCATCATTGGATCTTGGTCACTAAACCTAATTGCACGAAGGAAGTATTCTCCTCCAACTGGCCAGTGAACTCCTGGAGATGCACCTGAAAGCAACGATACAGATCCTGATGGCTTAACTGTTGTTACACGAATTGATTCACGAACACAAAGCCATTCTGAGTATTGCTTATCGTATTTACGAATTGTTTGATATCCTTCATCCATCCAATCTCTTGTAGTTGGAAGTCCATGAGTATCTGCAAAAGATGCAATACCAGTTAGTGATGTACCAATTCTGCGATTACGTTGCATAATTCCATTTGTAATCTGCCAGTGTGTTGGAACAAGAGTTACTGTTTTACCATATAAATAAGCAAACTTTAGTGTACGCAAGAAGTCTTCTTTATCTGTATGACGATTTAAATGAACTTCAACAAGAGTGCAAAGTTCATAAGACTCAAGAGGTTGTTCTGCACATGGATTAAAACCCATTACACGATAATCTTTGCCATCTGCAGGATCTGCAAGACGACCATAATTTCTTGCAACATCAAGCCAAATAAATCCTGGCTCTCCATTATTTGCAATTAAATCTACATAATCATCATAATTAGTTCCAACAGTTGCAGAAATAGAATTATTGCTCATCCATGCCCAACCTGGATTTTCTGAATCAAATGAATTTCTTTCTGGAAAGACTTCACCATTTTTTAAATTAATAAAGTCATTATCTCCAGCAGAACCTAATGCAAGTGTTGCTGATCTTCTAACATTACCAGAAACAACACAAGTTCCAATTAAATTTACAATATCAACTATTGCTCTTGAATCTAGTGTCTCACCGACTCTAGAACCAATTACTTTTCGTATCCTTGTATGAAGATCAATTAGTGGTTGTGGACCGCTAGAAACTCCTCCAAAGCCTTTAATTGGTGCTCCTAGAGGTCTGATCAAATCATATTTAAACTCTTGTATATTTTGATTTGGTCTTAACATAGAATTAAGAAGAAGTCTTACAGACTCTACCCAACCTTCACGAGTATCTGGAATTTCATAAATAACAACTGGCTCTGTAGGACCATAAATAGGCATTTCTTTATCTTGACCAATTGTGTCAAATCCTACACCAACACCAAGCATTAATGCATCCATTACCCAAGCAAACAATGCTCCTGGGTCATTTCTATCAATATCTCTTGTAGATACCATTGCACAATTTTGAAGGGCAGCAGAATTACGCTTTTCCATAGTCATTGGTGTTCCAAATGCCCAAAGCCCTCGTCCTGGTGGTGTCCACTTAAGATTAAACATACGATCAAAGGCTTCTTGTGCAGATTTTTGAGCCTTATAGTCATTCCAAGGTAGTCTGTTTTCTTTAGCATGATTCTTTTGTACTGAATACATGCCTTCGATTACTCTTTTGCAGACCTCATGCCATCTTTCTTTCTTACCATCTTCCTTTACTCTTGAATATGTACGAATAAATGTGATCTCTCCAAGTGAGTTAAGACCAGCATCCTTAAAGCCAAAAGGTGGCTCAATTCCTACATATTTGTTAACGAATTCATCTGAAAGACGAAAAGAAAAAACATCTGACATAATTAAAATCTCCTAATAAATTGAATTTAAATGATACCTAATTGTAGCAGAGTTTTTAGTTTTTGTAAACTCTATACTTATAGATAAGGTATAGTTTTTATATAAATAAAACTATGACTCTAACTTATGCTCTACGCCAAGATCGTTTAAAAATCTTTCTGGATTAAATCTCCAATTATCTTTAGCAAAAACAGTCATTATGTCAATACATAAGTTATTATAAATGTTTTTATCTATATTATCTTTTATTCCATAAAGTATTTTTTGAATATCATAGTAGTCTTTTCTAATAAAAGTACATTCACCCGCTTGATCTCTTTTTAATACCTTTTGATTTACTGTGCCTGAAGGTTCATATAGGGTTACAGTTAAAAAATTTTTTGCAAATCCCCAATCAGTATATTTATTGTATGCAAAAGCAGCATCAACTGCATTGCTATAGTATAAAATACTTCTTGCTGGTTGCTCTCCATCTCTTGCAATAGTCAACATATAAACATTTTGTGTTTTTTCATTAACACCTTTTATATAGTCTTCCACTAAATTTTGATGATTTGGCTTTAATTCAGAGTCAGGATGTAATAACATAGTGATTACATCATATCATTTTTATTAAATTCCATATCATTATGAATCCAATGTCCTGGAATCATATACTTTACACCACTTTTAACTACATGTGCAGTATGGTGATATGGCGCTGACGAAGGGAATATAATTACACTTCCTCTTTTTGGCTTAATGCCAAAATCAATTTCTTTGTTTTCAACTGCTTTTTCATAGTCTGGATTTGCATTTCTTTTTTGCAATACTCCATCATAGTCAGACAAAGTAAAAGATATTTCTCCACCTTCACAATCATCATTCAAATACATAACTAAAGAATATCTCAATGTTTTATCTCCATCAAGTTGATCAAAATGCGGCCCCATACCAATTCCAGTATTATATATTTTAATATTAAATGAAGGAAATAATTTTGGTTCATCATGGTCATTTTGATTTACAGCGTAATCCTTACAAACATTATAAAAAGATTTTGTAATTGAATCATATACAAATTGCATTTTTTCTTTATATTCGTCTTCCATTTTTTCAATTTCTGGTAAATAAAATAATTTTGTTTTTCCATAAACAAAATCTTTATTGTTTGAAGAAGTCCAAACATCCCAAGATTCTCTATTGCGCTCTTTATCTAATTTTTCTATTTCAGCAAGAGTTGACATAACTTTATCTAAGTTTTCAACAGCATCTTCATAATAATAAACCTTTTCTTCTAAAACATGTTTTTTCATTTATCTAACTCCTCAATTCTATATTTATTACCATTTTTATCTAACTTATATCCATCTTTTATCATTTCTTGCCATTCTGCTTTTTCTTTTTCTTGGTACTCTCTTACTTTCTTAATTTCCTCTTCCCATTGCTTTCTTAATTCTTCTGGATAATCTGACTCTTCTCTATCATCCCAAAAAGAACCTAAAGTATATCTTATTCCTTTTGTAATTAATGTTACTTCATGCATATTTTCAAAACCTCCTGCAAATGCAGCAAGAAGTCCTACTTTTGGTTTTACTGAAATATTGTTTTTAGTAAAATTTAATATTCCACCTTCAAAATTTTCATTTAAATAAATAAAAGCAGCATATCTACTTCTTTCAAATGCTGATGGATTTCCATGTTCATCAGTATTATCAGAATGAGGCCTTGCAAAAGCACCTGGCTCCCATTTTTGAGTATGATATCCTATTTGAGTAACGGACATTGGATCTATATCTTCAATTGATGCTACTGCTTCTATTATTTTACTTTTTACATCTGAAAAAAATGTTGGCGATAGCCCAAACTCCTCTAATGCTGGATCGTTATCTTGAGGAAGAACAGATGAGTATGATTCATAAAAAGAAATTGGTGTCCAAGATATTGTATTATTTTCAACTGCTTTTTCTAAAACTTTAATAACTGCAGCAGATTCTTCTTCTGTTAAAAAATTTTCATAAACAACTATATCTTTTGACAATCTTTGCTTATTATTTAAATTCATTTTATTCTTACTCCATCTTTAATTTCACGTTTTTGTGGATTGTCTTCATTAAACTTTATCATTATATCATTTTGCATTGATGCCCAAACTTCTTTTCCAAATTTTTCTTCATTTTCAAACCACTCAGAAGATCCCTCTTCATATTTTACTAAATACATCCTAGAAAGATATTTATGTCCATTTTTTGCAGGAAGAACTCCATGTAAATAAACATTTCCATCCTTTGTTAAAACATCTGGATGTCCTGATGGAAAAACTACAATATCTCCCATTTCTGGTTTATATTTATATAACTCTTTACCTATTGCAAAATCAATTTCTCCACCTTGATAATCATCATTAAAATAAGTAAGAACTGTTATTGCAAATTTATATCCTGGACTTGTTATTGGCTGTCTAATAAAATCAGAGTGATAAGACATAGCCAAAGGAACACTCGTATTGGTTTTAGAATAATCTTGATATTTTACTATTGATGGACCATACCTTTCCCATCTTGGAACAGTATGTCCTTCTGTATTGATAACTTTTTCATTAAAATCAACATCAACTCCAGTACGAGAGATATAGTCTCTAATGACAAAATTAAAATTATCAAGCAATTCTACAAGAACAGTTTTTTGATTATTTTGTTTTTTTGTTGATAGATCAACATCATTAATAAATTCAATCTTAATGTCTGAATCCAATAGGGTTGGATTCAAATATTCTCCAAATTGTGACCACTGTGACCAATAATTAAAAAATCTATCTGAATCCCCCTCTGTAGATTCTTTTAATGTTTCATAATTTTTATTTGCATCTTTAAATAAATTTTTATAAACAATTATATTTGGATATAACTCAATTGAATCTTTATATATATTTGTCATGGTTTTTTATCTCCAGTATGCTCTAAAATTGTCCAAAAAAATGGACAAGTATATCTAATTCCTTCTTCAACCTTTGTTACTCCATGTATATAATTTTTGTCACCTGGAAAAAAATAAGCAGCACCCTTTTTGGGTTTAATCTGAATATCTTGCAATGGAAAATATAACTCTCCACCAATGTAGTCATCATTTAAATAAAATAAACTTGCAATATCATAATGTGGAAAATCATTTGGCTTTCCAGCATCTGGACCTTCGTGCAATTCCTTGTCTGCGTGTGGGTGCTGAAATTGTCCAGGAAGCCATTTTACAATAGCCTTTCCTGTTGGCTCAACAACAACATTAAAAAAAGTTTCAATTTCTGCCTTTAATCTTTTAAAAAGACCTTCTAAAATTTCTGCAATTTTTGGATCATTTTTATCTAATGTTTTACCAGTTGCAACACGATCTTTCCAGTAGTCTGCATCATAAATTACAGTACCATTTTCATTTTTATGTGTTTCAGTAATATCCCATATAGTTATAGACTTTGCTGCATTTTCAAGATATTCGACTTCTTCTTTTGTCATAAAGTTTTCTAGTTCAACAATCATAGATTTGTCATTACCAAAAAATCCTGACGGAGTTATTGATTCTTTTTTATATGGATTAACATTATTGATCATATTTTTATTATACCATTTTCTTTATTCATAGGTTCTTGGCTCCCATATATTTTTTTTATAAACTCCTCCATCTGGAACCCTATAAAGACGAGTATTTTCTTGATATTCTTTTTTTATTTTATTTTGATCTGGCTCTTCAATTACTTCTGAAGTCCAATTTTCTCTTTTAAATGGAATTAACTGAATATATGAAGTTCCTGCTGGAATAATACCAGTAAACCCTTTTCTTACAAAAAATGGATATGATCCTGGCTGATGTACTTTATCTAAATCAATAATACCACTTGTGGTTAAAAATGGCAACTCGTACCTATTAAATGGCGTTGCATAAATTGCACTATATCCACTTGGAAGAATAATTTGCCAATCACCAAACCAAGCAAAATGATCTTGATAATATCCTTCTGGATGCATAAACTGTGGCATTGCAGGTCTTTTTTGGATAAATGAAGCATATTTTGAATTATGAACTTTAACATCAATTTTATTATTTTCATTTAGAAAAAATTCAATATCACATGGAGTATTTAAAGAATATCCAGTTGCCATAATATCAAATAGTGCTGGACATGCCTTCCAGGTTGGAATTTTACCTTTGTCTGGACCAATAATAAAATCATTATTAAAATCTTTTGCATATCTATCTGCTTTTCTATACCACTCTGGAATTGATTTTAAAATTGGTTTTGGTACTGAATTGCTTTCTGATGATAGCCAAGACCTTGCTGCTTTAAAAATAATTTTATGCTTATCCATTGCTATCCTTTGTATAATCGTTAAAACTTAGTTTTAAATTTTTAACCTCATGTTCGCCAAGTTTATTACCTTTGTGATCAACCCCATCTCTATAAAAGTTAGTCCATTTATCTATCATTGTTTTTTCTTGTGATGCCATGCCATAATCTTGTAAAAAATTATAATGATCCTGACCAAACTGTGCATTATATAAATTAACAGATACATTTTGTAAATCTTTTAGTGAAATAGGAATAATAGATGCTATTGGAGTGTTGGCTGGTATAGTAATTTCTTTGTTTGCTAGAGTTATTTTCCATGCAGCAGGAATTGGTGCTTTTAGTATTGATGGATTAATAATTGTTGTAAAACAGTTAGTTCCTTCAATAAATTGATTTGGTACTGGCATTATCATAATGCTTATATCATTATCTGTTTTTAAATAAAGATTAGTCTCAAAACTAATAGTAGCATTTGCCCTATTTAAATTTATAAACTTATGACCTTTAATAATTTTAATATGATCAGAAAACGTATCTGAAACTCCATCCCAAATAAAAGTAATATCTTCAGGAAATGAAAATGTCCATCCAACTAAATTAGCAGAGGAAACTGGAAAACACCTATACGCATGCTTACTATCTGTATTTTCCATCCAATCCCTTTTCATTGTTAATGGATAAAAATTAATTAATGATCCTCTTTCTTTATAAAAATCTAAAGAAATCATTAGTCTTCAGTTTCTTGATAAAACTTTGGATTATGAAACTTTGCACTATAATCAAGCATGGTTACTATAGAATATTTAGTACCAGATGTTACTGGCATTGCTCTATGTGGATACATAAAATTAGACGGAAAAACAAAAAGATCTCCAGCCTTAGCCTTTATGTTTAAATTTTGTAATCTAAAAGTAAGTTCTCCACCTTCATAGTCATCATTGGGATATCCTACAAGCGAAACAACGCAATTATAAGAGAACCCATGATCATGATGTTCTTGAAAGTGCTGTCCTGGACCATATTTAATAAAATTCATTGCTTCCCAATATTTTAATTCACCTATATGAAAACTATTACAATAATGATCAACAACTGGTTTTGACTTGTCATATACATCTTGCCAAAGATTTTGTAAAAACAAAGACTCATTAGATTTATCATGCTCAATATCAGTTTTTTTAAATTTAAAATCTACACAATCTCTATATTCTGGCATTCTTTGCTGATATCCAACAAGCGCTTCTCTCCACTTATACCTAGCATTTTCATCATTAGACACAACAGACTCTAATCTATTAATAATGTCAATATCTTTAGTTAAAACATCATGATATACAAAAATTCCACTTCCAAGATCTTCGTAAGAAGACCAAGTTTGTCCTGGATAAAAATTGTTTGACTCAATAATTGTTTCCATGATTCTCCTTATGATTATTATCATTATAGTCTAGCATAACTACAACAGAATACTTAACTCCGTCTGTAATATTTTTTGATTCATGCTCATATACAAAATTAGAAGGAAATATTGCAATATCTCCCGCCTTTGGCTTTATTGATAAATTATGTCTAGTAAAATCTAGTTCTCCACCTTCATAATTATCATTAAGGTATACTACTGCAGATATTGTGCACGTATAATAAGGTCCGTGATCAACATGTGTTTTAAAATATTCATCTTTTGAGTATTTAACAAAGTTAAAAGCCTCTTTATAGTTCATCTTTAAATGCCATAAAGATTCATAATGTTGAAGACATAAATCAAGTTGATCTTCTACAATTTTATGAATATCAAATAAACCTTGATTATATTTTTGATATTTACCTAAATTTTCTCTTTTATACTTAATATCAAAGCAGTTTCTAGCATTTAATTTATTCTCAACATCATTAACTTTTGCACCCTGCCATCTTAAAGTATTATCTTTTTCAACTTCTGATTCAAGAGTATTTATAATAAAATCACAATTATCTTTTGAAATTGCATTACTATAAAGATGAATTCCATAGTCTAAGTTAGTAGCAATAATATTATTGCCAATATTAGTTTCTTTAAGTCTATAATTAATTTTTTCTTCTCTTGGCAAATCAAACCACTGCACAAAAAACTCCCTATGTCTATATTTAATTATAGCATAAACAATTTATGTTAATCGGAGAAGTATCCAAAATATGGTGGGAAGAACGGTGGGAAGAACGGTGGGAAGAACGGTGGGAAGAACGGTGGTGGAAAATATGGTGGAAAGAATGGAAAATATGGTGGAAAGAATGGAAAGAATGGTGGGAAAAATGGTTGAGTAGTAACAGAGTTAGAGGCAGCACTTTGAGCAGAAGAACCATTTGCATTTATTGCTATAACTCTATAAGTTTG